TAAAACAGCGCTATCCGAAGGTAGAGTAAAACAGGAAAGGAATAATTATAGCATGGAACATTTAGGAAATATTCCGCAGGTAGGATGGATTGTAATTGCATTTATTGCTGTGCTCATGTTTATTCTCATAGATCGGCTAATAAAAAAAGGGCTTGCAGTCGGGGTTGGCAAGAACAAATTCGTATTAGGCGCGGTCAATAAGGAAGTTGACGGTAAACTTGAGCTATTTAAAGCGGATATAGAGAAAAAAGAAAAAGACCGGTTACATGATGAAGAAGTTCGCAAGAAACTGTTTCGGCAATCGGGAGAGATTGACGAGAAAACAAAGGCAGACGAAAGGAGGGTAATCCGCAGGATTAACAGCACAATAAAAGATGTGTTCTTACCCTTCGTAAAATGCGAGATGCCGATACTCTCCGTTGTGGAGCTGATAAAAGATGTACTACAGGAGAAAGTTGATTATAACTGTATGCGTGAGCGGCTGACTGCAACAGAGCACAAAGGGTATATCGCAGATATACTCTACCGTATTGAAACCGATTATAAGCATTTTTTAACTAAAATTCACGCTGTTCCCTGTGGTGTTGAAAAGTATCCTTCATGGAAGGAAATTTCACCGCAGATAGAGAAAATCGTCAACGACTGGGCAGATGAAATGATACGGATTATCGGGCGACGCATCAAAGAAAAAATCGCAATGTATAAAACTGAACAAGCCGCCTTTCTTTTACCGGAGTACAAAGAAATTTGTATCGACTGTCCCATTAAAAAAAATAATGACTATCTCAAAGCGTTAGGCATAGAAGTATAAAGGCAAAGGAAGGTATGTAAATGACACTTGATGAATTTGTAAAAAAATATAACGGAAAGAAGATTGACTATGATGGCCGCTACGGAGCGCAGTGCGTGGATGTGTTCCGGCAGTATTGCAAAGACGTATTAGACATTCCGCATACCGGCGGCGTCGTTGGAGCGGCGGAACTGTATACGAAGTATGATGAACTTCCGCTTGAACAAAAGTATTTTAACAGGCTCGTATACGCAGGCGGAAAACCGGAAGCGGGCGATGTCGTTATCTTTGCGCCGACTCAAAGCAACAAGTACGGACATGTTGCAATCGTGCTTGATGCAAGTTCAGAAGAGATAGCCGTCTTTGAACAGGACGGCTTTAAACAGGATGGCGTACATGTCGGCTCATGGAGCTATGCGCGGGTTTTGGGATTTTTGAGGAGGCGGTAAATAAATACACAACAAGAGTTTTTCACTGCAAAATCACCACTGCCTTTAATGGGCGTGCCTATCACGGTTGCGGAGTATTTTTGTAATACTCCGCCTGAAGAAATAGATGGAATAAAAATCTCTTACATGAGAGAAGACGGAACGCGGCCGGAAAATAAAATCTTTTATATTGAAGCTGAGGATGGAATAATGAATTTTTTTGAAGTTTTAGATTTGAAAGACGATTGTAAAATAAACGGCAAGAATATGTATAGAAGAATTTTTATAACTCCTGTATTTGCCGTAGCGAAAATGACAGAGGGTAGTGATGCATGAAAAGAAATTTTTTATTGTTTGTCTTATCACTCTTTTGCTTTTTGCGTTTTCAGGTTGCTGCACAAGAGCGGCGGTATACAGTAACGGAAATAGAGCTGATGCAGTTAGAGAACATTTCGAAGAACTTACGGATCAGCAGACAGAAGCTGCAATCACAAGCGAGCAGCTTAACCGAACGCTTGAGAGTTCAAGAGAGCAAAGCGAAAACCTTAACCGAGAAATTACAGCAAGCCGAGAGCACAGCGAACAGCTTAAACAGTCAATTACAGACGGAACGGGAGAGCTTGAAAGATTTGCGGCAATCCTACGCCGCATACGAAAAAGAGGCGGCACGCCAGATAGCGGAAAAGCAAATGGAGATTGATAAGCAAAAGCATAAAATCCGCACTCTCACGGTAACGGTTATCACGCTTTTAACGGTTCTTTCGGGCTTTGTACTTATGGCCATCATAAAATTAAAAAGATTTTTTCCTTTTTTACCGTAAATGTGCGCGCGAGCATGACTATAGCAATGAGACGCATGAGACCAAAAAAAAGAGTGTATAACATGAAGGAGGATGCGAGGGAGTACTATGAAGCGGGAGTTTTTGGAAGGCCTGAAACTAGAGGCTGCCGCCATCGATCAGATTATGGCGGAAAACGAGAAAGACGTCGAGCGGGAAAAGCAAAAAACGCTTGCCGCGCAAGAAGCAGCCAAGGAAAAAGAGGCGCAGCTTAAAAAAGCAAACGAAACGATCGAGGGGTTCAAAGACTACGATCAAACGAAGGCCGATGTAGAAAAATACAAAGCGGAAGCGGAGGCGGCAAAAAAGGAAGCGGCGGCAAAGATCGCAAGTCTTGAGCGAACCGCACAGGTAAAGGATTTTTTAAGCGGTAAAAAGTTCGTAAACGATATTACCCGCGATGCTCTTGCAGCAAAGCTCACCGAACAGCTCAGTAGTGAAGAGGCAAAAGGGAAGTCGCTTGATGACTTATTTACCACTCTTACCAAGGATCAAAAGAATATCCTTGCCGATGATGCCTCGCCTGCACCGCCGGTACAAGGGAGCATGAAAGGCACTTCACACGCAGCTGATGAGCGAGCGGCAGCACGGGCGGTAATGGGCTTACCGCCTGAAAAATAACGCAATAAGCGTAAGGAGTTAAAACATGGCACGGACAAACAATATTCAGTTATTCAAAACATACATCGACCAGCTCGACGATGTGTATAAATATTCGTCTAAAACCGCTGTTCTTGAGTCCAATGCAGCATTAGTAAAAAACGGCGCAAGCGCAAGCGAGTTCATTGTTCCAAAAATCGACATGGACGGATTGGGCGATTATTCGCGCAGCGACGGCTACAAAGCCGGTAAAGTCGATTTGACCAATGAAACAGTCAAATGCGACTTTGATAGAGGGCGTGTATTCACGATTGACGCGATGGATAATGAGGAAACAGCGGGCGTTGCATTCGGCCGCCTTGCCGCAGAGTTTATTCGCACAAAGGTAGTACCGGAACTTGATGCATACCGTTTCGCAAAATACGCAAAGAAAGCGGGAAAGAAAGAGGCGGCGGCATTGGCTGACGGCAGCGCGGTAATGACAGCTATCACAAACGCAATCACCCACATGGATGATGCGGAAGTACCGGAAGAGGGGCGGTATCTGTTTATCACCCCTGCGCACCTGAACGCCATAAAGTCGCTTGACACCACCAAAAGCCGCGAACTTTTGGCAACGCTTGAGGGGCGCATCATAAAGGTTCCGCAAACACGCTTTTATTCGGCCATTGACCAGCTCGACGGCACAACGGGCGGAGAAGAAGCAGGCGGCTATAAAAAGAATACAAGCGCAAAGGATTTGAACTTTATGATGCTTCACAAATCCGCGCTTATTCAGTTCTCGAAGCATCTGGTAACGAAGATTGTAACACCGGAAGAAAATCAAAAGTCTGACGGCTGGCTATTCTTCTACCGATCATACGGTATCGCCGAAGCGCTTGAAAACAAGGTAAACGGTATCTACGTCCATACGGCGGCGTAAGAGGAGATAGGCAGGTGGTAAGAAGCCTGCTTACTCGCGCTCTTAAAAGATGAAAAAAGGAGGCAATAAGAATGCGTACAGTAGGATATATCCCGGAAGAGGACGCGAAGGAAGAAACAGAACCGGTAACGGTTCCCGGCAGCACGACACCGCTGGAGCCGAAAGACGGCGGAACCGAAACACCGCCTGAACAGCCACCCGATACCGGTGAAAAGGAATAGCCCATCTATGACACTTTTTGACAAAGTAACCTACGATTTTTACTCGGACACATTAGGGCGAGCGGTTATTCCAACCGAGGCGGAGTTTAACACATACCGTCTTAAAAACGCTCTCTTTGTCAAAGGGTTATATGATGATGGGCTTATTGTAGAGCGCGAGGATAACGGCATCATAAAGGCTGTCTGTATGATGATTGAAATAGATTATCAAGCAGGCGGCGATGATGCTGTAACGGCAAGCGAAAGCATTGGCGGGTATTCGTGGAGCGGCACAAAAAAGAGCCTTGAAGCGAAAAAATACGAATGGCTTAAGCTCTTTTGCCATATCACCGGCGGAGTTCGATAGGAGGTAATGCGATGATGGGCAAACACCTTTTAATCCATTCATGCACCATACAAGAGGTAATAGGAAAAACCCGCGACGGCGGCGCGGAGTATGGAGAAAGTATCCTTCTTGAACACGTGCGGATCGTACCGGCATACCGTGTAAGGCGTGGAACTGCCGGTGAAAAAAAAGATGATAAACTTCTTCTTTTTATCGACGGGGTAAACAGTGTCCCGCGCGGGTTTATCCCCAAAATCGATAGCGCGGTACTTTGGCACGGGCAGCACTACACCGTCCGCGCCGTAACTCCATGCTACACCGCCGGAAGCGCTTCACGGGTACACCATTGGGAGGTATCGCTTGTATGACAATCGTATTTAAAGTAAAGCGGCTTGACACTGACGGCAAGATCATAAAAGCGAAAGTTGTACAGCGTCTTGAAAGTGTACAAGGCTTTCTTGATAACCTTGTTATCCAAGACAGTAATTATTTTTGCCCGCTTGAAACAAGCGTCCTACAAAAATCAGCGATTATCAATACGGCGATGGGCAGCGGGCTTTTAATCTGGCAGACACCGTATGCACGGGCGCAGTATTACGGGGAGCGTTTTGACCATAGTCAGCAGCGTAACCTGAACGCGTGCGCGAAATGGTTCGAGGCGGCAAAGGTGCGATGGCATTCAAAATGGATAAGGTTTGTTAATGAAAAACTTAAAAATAGCTGAACGGGTGAATAAATGGGTTGAAGGAAAAGACCTTTTCCCTTTTACCGTCTACAACGACATTATTCCGTATGCCGACAAAGATGGGGCGGCGCTTCGGCATGATCCAGCACCCGCAGCACAGCAACGCTATATCGACGGCTCCCGTCTCGTAAAATGGAACCTTACCTACTATATCCGCTGTAAGGACGCCGAGAAAGCCCGCGATTATGCCTATAGCATTACCAGTGCTTTAGACGGCGTGGAGATAGAAGGGGAATATGTAGACATTACCTGTGAAGCGCTCACCCTTCCGCAGTTTATCGGCAAGGACGATAAAGAATTTACCACCTATAGCGCGGCCATTGCCTGTAGCTATCTGGAAGAATAATCCATAAAGAAAAGGAGATACATACTATGGGAAAAAAGAAACTCGTACACAAAACAAAAGTTGTACCATTTATCAATGTAGGAACGGAAAGCGCCCCCGATTGGCGGCGTATTGAAAAATCAAAGACCTTCACTCTTTCGATGAATCCGCAGGTAAAGACCTACGATTATATTTCAAGCGAAATACCGGAAGAGGAGATCACCGGCTATCAGCCGAGTCTTGCACAAAGTATCACCATGTGGAAAGGCTCCGATGACTATGAAGAGTTTTTCAATATGCTCTTTACCTTGCCGACGGGAGAAAATGCACACCGCGATGTGATGGTTGCTTTTTATCAAGAAAAAGGAAAGAACGGCGGGGATGATGTTTATAAGGCATGGAAGATTGACGCATTGGTTAAGATTAGCCAGATGGACACGGTAGACGAAAGTATCAATTTTGATCTTTCGTTTAACAAAATCGTGATCGGCGCTCTTTCTTTTGCAAGCGGCAAGGGCGAGTTTATCAAAGGCGACTGGGCAGGCGAAACATTCACCCCTGCAAGTTAAAGGCGTTCAGTGATCGATTTAACAAAAGCAAAGCTCCCTGAAGCGATTGAAGTTTCGGGGACTTTTTACCGCATTCATACCGATTTCCGCTATTTTATCCGGTTCGCACAACTTTTAGGCGAGAAAGAGACGAAGCCGCACGACTGCGATTTTATGTTTATTGCCGAAAAACCGGCCGACCGCATTGCAAGCGTGAAAGCGCTCATCTCCTTTATGAACCCGCCTCATCCGTTACCTCGTAAGCGCGCACACGAAGGAAGCGGCGCTCCGGTACTCGATTATATCCTTGATGCCGACTTAATCTATGCCGCCTTCATGCAGCAGTACCATATCGATATTAGTACCGCTCCTTTGCATTGGTATCAGTTTAGTGCGCTTTTAGCAGGCTTACGGGACACGAAACTGAATGACGTGATTGGGTTTCGTTTATGGGAAAACACCAACGGAAAAAAGGATGCGTACACGCGCGCAATGCAAAAGCTCCACGATGCGTGGGAACTTGATGAAACCGATGAACGCGATGATGCGGCGCTTGCCGAATTTGAAGCGCGCTTACAATAGTTGGTTGGTAAAAGGAGGATGCGATGGCGGATGGCAGCGTTGAAATTGATGGGAAGCTCACCACCGAAGGCGTTGAAAAAGGCGTCAAAAAAATTGATCAAGAATTAAAAAAAGTTGAGCGCACGGCAGAAAAAACGACAAAGAAAACAGCCGTTGATTTTAAAAAACTCGACACCGTCATGCAGGAAGCATCGAATACCGCATCTGGCTTTGCAAACAAAATCAGTAGCGCCGCGTCTTCCGGGGGCTTGTATGTTGCGGCCGCTGTTGCCGCGATTTCTGCAACGAAAAAGATTGGAGAGGTCATGCGGGAATGTACCGATGCGTACAAGGTACAGGAAAAGGCTGAACGCGCCCTTGAAATTGCCGCAAAGAATAACCCGTATCTTGACGGGCAGGCGGTAGCAGGCTTAAAAGCATTTGCAGGCGAATTACAAGCGGTAAGTGAAATCGGAGATGAAACGAGTATAAAACTGATGGCGCAGCTTGCCGCAACCGGCCGCACTGAAGCACAAATCCGCGACATTATGAAAGCAGCGGCCGACTATGCCGCCGGAACCGGCGTCGACATACAAAGCGCGGTACAAACCCTCAACGCGACTTTTTCAGGGCAGGCGGGCGCATTGGGACGGCAGATTGACGGCATCAAAAACTTAACCGAAGAGGAGCTCAAAAACGGCGCCGCGGTGAAAGCCGTTGCAGAAAAATACAAAGGTTTAGCGGAAAACCTCGCCGATGTCAAAGTGCAGGCGGAGGGAGCAAAAGGGGATTTCAAGGAGATGGTAGGAGCCCTTCTTGCTCCGGCGGCCAATTTATGGGATCAGTTCTGGAAAGGCTTTTATGAAAAAGGAACTGCTGCGGTAAAGTGGATTAGTGATAAACTAGATGTCATAAATTTTAGCAATAGTGATTTTTTACGTGATATGGCAACAAAAGCGCTGAAACGGAATGAGGCGGGGACGAGTGTTATTTGGAGTTTTCCTACTGCGGAGCTTGAGCGGGCGGTATCACTTTTAGAGAAAAAAAACACACTCACAGAAAAAGAACAAAATCTTTATAACGAGGCGACGGCAGCACTGAAAAGACGGCGCAATGATGAATCGTTTAAAGCCGAGCAGAAAGCCGCCGCAGTAAAAGCGGCAGAAGACCGGCAAAAAGCGCAAAAAGAGGCCGACGACTATGCGCGGGAAAGCAATGCGCAGCTTGAAAAAAACATTAAAGCGCTTGAACTTGAGGCCAAAGCAAAGGGACAAGGCATCAAAGCTCAAGACCTTTTCAATATCTACCTCAAATCCTATATTGATTTATTGACCAACACGGAAGGTAAGATCAAAGAAGGTTTTCCGGTTGTTAATGCGCGGATCAAAAAGATGGAAGAGCTGACGGAAGCGGTAAACGGTCAGGCCGATGCGGAAAAGCGGCTTCAAAAAGCAATCGAAGCGACGCGGGCCGTCATAAATACCCTCAACGATATGAAAATAGCCCCCACGCCGCTTCAAGACTTTGATGCGCAGATTACGCAGTATAAAACCCTACAAAACAAGATAAAAGAATTAAGTGCAGAAGCCGTTATCAAAGCACAAGAAGGAAACGAGACAGTTTATACAAAGGAGCAGCTTTTAACGCAGCTGAAAGAAAGAGAGGTTGCCCTTGAAAAAGAAAAGATACGAGAAATCGCCGGAATTCAAAAGGATTCATTTGAAGCGTATAAAGAGCAGCAACACCAGCGGCTTGAGTTAAAAAAGGCCATTGATAAAAGTGAAGTATTAAGCGAAAAAGAAAAACAGCAGGCGAAGGCGGAAATCGATGAAAAATATGCAAAAGAAAAAATCGCGCGAGCCCATACCGTCATGGCACAAATCAATCAGTACACACAGCAAGCCGCTCAAATTGCGCAGGATGCCGGAAATCTCATGCTTGAATCAGTGAAAAACGAACAAAAACTTGAAATGGCGGCAATCAATGAAAAGTATGAAAAAGGGGCGATGTCGGAAACCGAGTACACGCAGAAAATCAAAGACATTAAAAAGAAAGCGGCGCAGGAAGAATATAAAATCCAGATGTTCCAGTGGACGGCTAAAATGCTTGCTGCCACCGCCAATATTGCCGAAGGGGTTTCAAAGGCTATATCCCTCGGAGTTCCGATGGGTTTTATAGCCGCTCCGCTTGTTGCAGCAGCAGGCGCGGTTCAGATTGCCTCC